TTAATTGTCTTTTCGTCGCTACCGTGAGTGAGGTCAAATATAGCCCTCCCTAAGCTCTCACCAAAATCCTTAAAAGGGTTCATGTCCGCAACGATAGTACCTAGTGCACTGAAAAACTCTTTAGTCGATCGTATTATTCCCGTAAAAGTCTCTTTAATACTCGCCCAAGCGTTAGTAAAAACGCCAGCCATTAGCGAAGCGGTTTCTTTTATCGTAACCCATAGGTCCTCAAAAAACAGTACGGTTTGAGCCGCTACTATTCCTAAGCCCGACCCCAACTGGAATACGAAAGTGCCTATCGCTCCAATCCCTCTAATGATGCCTACGAAAGTCCCCGTTATGAGCCGCTTGTTCGCCCTTATCCATTCTGTAGTCTTCAAGATTACGTCGGTTAACGGCCCTGAAATAAGTTCAAAAATTTCTAACTTTACGTCCTCGATAGTCGAGCCGAGAGCTTTCAGTTTAGCTAAAGTAGTTTGCCGCATAATATCGGCAAGGGCTTTACTCTCTCCGGAGGCTCCTTTAATTTCCTTAGCAAATTCTCTAAGCCTTTTACTACCTACTTTTAGAAGAACGTTAACTCCGGCTATAGGAATTTTACCGAAAATATTTTTAAGTACGGCACCCTTCTGGGCGGTACCTAGTTTAGCCAAGCTCTTGTTAAGGTCTTCCAAAATATCAGGCATACTTCTTAAGTCGCCGTTAGCGTCTTGAGTATCTATCCGTAGCCGTCTTAAAGTCTTAGCCGCTTTTGGTGTAGTCGCCGATAGTGACAGATACATGTTTTTTAAAGTCGTACCCGCTCGGGTCCCTTTAATACCTGCGTTAGCTAGTTCCCCCGCTAAAGCAGAGACCATTGACATGCTCGCCCCTGCTGTGGTAGCAATCGGGCCGGCCTCTTTAAACGTTTCAAAAAGTTGTTCTATGCTAGTGTTAGCCGAGTTTGTGGTTTTAACTATAGTATCGTTAACCATAGCTAAGTTTGAGGCTAGTTTTGCGGAGTCCGTAGTCATTAGACCGAAAGCTCCGAGCGAATCAGTGGCTATGTCGGTGGCTGTTTGTAGATCTACTTGAGCTACCGTAGCCAAGTCAATAACTCCCGGAAGAGATCCTACGGCTTGCTCGGCGTTAAAGCCTGCCATTGCTAAAAAGTCTAGAGCCTTAGCCGATTGACTAGCCGTAAACTCGGTAGTTCTACCTACCTGCTTGGCGGCATCCTCAAGCGTCTTAAAGGCATCTGTACCTTTCTGTATTCTGCCCGGAAATTTTACGGCGGCGTTGACTAGCGTTTGCTCAAATTCAGCACCAGTTTTTATAACGTCGACCATAGCAAAAGAAAGAGCTGCTAAAGCCGCTACGCCAAAGACTTTTAGTTTCCCTAAGTCCTTGCCCCAGCCTCTTGTAGCTCGCCTAACTTTCCCCATAGTACGCTTAACTCGGTCTCCCATCTTCCGAACGCTATTACCTATACGCTTGGTCACACGGGATACTGAGTCTACGCCTTTAAAAACCGTCGCTACTGAGAACCTTCTAGGCATCTTTTTTCACCTTCTTTAATTCCGGTTTCAAACTATTATAAAAAAATTCTATTTCTTCAACTGTTAAATCTTGGCTCTTACTTGAATCCGTGAAAGCATCGGGTAAAGAGGGGAAGTACCTAAGTATTTGTAAATACATGGTCCCGTACACATTACGGAAATGGTTCTCCCCGTTGTATAGCTTCCGCTCCTCCCCGTCAACTATTAGGCAAGTAAGAGTTATGCCAAAAAAAGATTAGCTACCGCACAACACACCTTATAGTCAAAGTAATCCATGCCGCTAAAAAAGCTTGCTGGCTTACGAGTCATGTCCGCTAAAGCGGCGTTGATGTCCTGGTTAGCTTTATTAAATGCTTTGATTGTCGCCCCGGTAGGTCTACGAAACTTTAAAACAGGATCAATACTTCCTGTTATGGGGTACTTGGGGGTGTATACCGGCTTACCGTCTTCTAAAATTACTAAAAATCCTTTCATGATAGAGGTAACCATCCTGTCCTTATGGAGTGAAAAGTCTCTTTTATCCTCTTCGTCGTCTCCCTCTAATTCGAGGTCAATGTCCATAGCTTCCACAAATCTGCCAAACTCTATCTCTGCCGTTTCCTTATCAATCGTGTTCATAGTACAGCTCCCTATTTAATAAAAATACTCTACGCTACCTCACGTGATAATACTGGCTTAAGGCATAGGGAAACGCCAACGTAGAGTCTAAAAAATTTACCCTATTTAAGAATTTTTATTGCTGTGTTAGTTTCCCCTGACCCTCCAAGTTAACGGTCGCCGTCGCACTATTAGTGCTTCGAACTAAGTCGCCTGTGATCTGCCCGGTGCCTTGATAAATAACACCTGACGCTAAAGTAACGGCTAGTGGGAAAAGCCCATTTCTATCCGCTAAGTCTTGCAGGTACTCAAAATCTTGATTGCTGTCATCGATAGACACGTTTAACCCCTCTAATTTCCAAGGAGTGACCGTCTTAATAGGTCTTACCGTGCCGTCACCGTTTGCCTGGACGTCGTTAACATCCCCGCCTAAACTTTGGGATATGTCTGCGTCAGCCGCTACTGCAAAATTCCTACCGGCTAGATCTAACGCCGCTATGCTTCCGCCTATAGCACTCATTATGCACCTCCAAACTGAAATCCGAAGAACAGATCAACGCTTATAATGTTGGTATTCCCAGATAGTTTAACTGTCAGCTCGATATCTAATCGCTTAGGGTTTCCGCTGTTTATGGTAGCTACTATGCTGGCTTTAGCGGCCTTAAGGTCGCTTATGATTGCGTTAAGTGCTAACCCTTCTAGCATTGACGCCACCGCCGTAATAGCTGTACTTGGGCTCTTAGCAAGCGGATTGTCAGTCGCTTGACCGCTCTTTATAAGCGGAGCTCCGTCCCATTCTGGAGTATCAAAAATTAAGTCAAGGTTGTAGTACACGTTCTGTAACTTAACGATATCTACTACGTAAGCAAATTCAGGAATCGGGTTTCCTGTCGGATGGTAAAAAGTAACCGTATCCGCAAGAGTAACTACTCCGTCCTTAACTCTAGTACTAGAAGAACCTTTTTTAATAGCTGCGTCTCTGTCTAAATAAGTCCATTGGATGCCGTCTGCTCCGGGCGTAAGCCCTGTAGCTGATTGACTTTAACTGAGCGTTAACCCTGTCCGTTTTCCTAGCTTCACTCTCTACTGTTGCTAAAGCTACTGTTAGAGCCGTATTTCCTGTAAAGACGATTAAAGGCTTCTTAACTAGCTCGCCCCATCTACCCTCACCGAAAACACTATACTTCTCTAAAGTAGTCGTATCTGCGATATCTAAACAATTTAAAACCATAGTTTCCCAAACATCCCCGACCTGGTTTAAAGCGTCGTCTACGTCGGGATTAACTAGCCCGTTTACCGGCTGAGTAATAGCAAAGGAGATACCTGTGTCGGTAGGTCCAACTACTTCAACAACCAGCCCGTTAGCACTAAGCCCTTTCCATTTAGAAGTCAAGTTAAGTACTGTCGTTCCATCAACTCCGATCATAGGTAGGCTAAGTTCGGCTGCCATGGCCGCTTCCATAGCTGCGATTATGTCGGCGACTGAGTCACTTATAGCGACTACAAAAGCCCCTGAAGCGATGTTATTAATATTTACCGTGAAAGCTCCGGCCTTCGTAACGGTACCACTAGGAGTAATATCCCCCGCACTCGCTACACCACTGCCGTCATCTTCAAGCGGGTAAATTGTCACCGGGATAGTCCCGACTCCGTCACCGTTTTGCGGTAAAACTTCTTTAGCTGCAAGATGAACCGGCGTACCGAAACCGTAAACGGTACCGACGTCAAGTGCTCTTGTAAACTGTCTTTTAGTAGTTGCATAGGTGCTTGCAGATGCCCCTTGCCCTACAATTGCTAATCTTTGGGGGAGTAAAGCGACTTGAGAGCCTCTTAAGTCTCTAAAGGCCGTCTCAATACCGACTACTCTCGCCCTTGCTGAGCTGTCTACACCCATGTTAGAACTCCTATATTATTAAACTGTGTAATCGTAATTTGCTTTCAATAAAACCTCTCCTGAATCCGTCTCAAAAACTTCCGTCGTAACTAACTCTAGAGTCGATAAAGTTACTTGAGGGGAAAACTCGTTGTGCTCTACTTCTAATTTTATCCTTAAGCCGACAATCTTAGTAACGTCGTCATTAATTGTCGCTGGTTGAAATGGTGTCAAATCTAAAATAAACCTGTCCCAAACCGGATCCCTTAACTGTAGGTACCTGTTTTCAGCTGACATTAATATATTCCTTACTAATCTTGTAGCTCTTTGAGCTTCTAAAGACGCTGTCCTGTCTCCAGGTATGTGTCCCGTTGATCCGTCGTCTTGACTTACTCCATATCCTAAAACGTCGATGTTATAAATACTAATAGACTTTTGTCTCTCTGTTCTATCACTAGCTCGCTTATCGTAGTTAGCGTTATCGAACCAAACGTTCACGATTGGGGTTTTGTCAGTGTCTTCAGGATCTAAAAAACCTTCCCAAGGATCCGACCTTTCTTTATAAACTCTCAGTCTCCAAAGTTCCGGGTCTTTTTCGGCAATTACCGCTAAAGCTTGCTGCTCGTCAAGTTCCGTAACTAAAATAGCTACTATCTGGTCTCTGATTATTTCAAAATTATCTTGCTTATCTATAAGAGAATCAAGCATTTTTATAGCCTTCCAAAAGTAGCGTTATGACTCCTAGCCCTCTGTCGGGGTTGGATTGAATAACCTTAAACTGATAGTCGTTGCATGGTACGTCTTTAAACTTAACTAACCAAGGCTTTTTACTCGCTGCGGCAACTCCCCTCGGGAGGTCACCTACAATACTAGATATCCGCAAAGCTACCGAAGCCCTACGACCTGTAACGGAGGTACCCGTGTTAGGGTCGATCAAATCGGCAATATCGTTAGAATACCCTGTGTAGCTTGACTCCAGGCCAGCCGGATCAACAACCGTGATCGGCCAGCCAAAGCCTAGCGTATCCTCAAGAATATGTTTGAGGTCACTCTCGGCCAGTTCTCTAAGACTCATCTTTTACCACTATAATACCTTTCTCGATATACTCTTCAAATACGTCTGAGAATACTCCAGTAGCCTTAACCTCTTCACCCTCTCCGTAGATGATTTGCCCTTTAGTAATTGCCTTACCTTTAGCCATTACGTGAACTGCGGGCTTCTTAACTACTTCGGCTTTAGGCACCGGTTTAACTTCAACCTCAGGAGCTTTAGCCTCGGAAGGTTTAACCATCTTAAGTAAGCTTTCCAACTCCTTATTATTTAACCCCTCCGTCGTAGCGTCGGGGCTTATTTCAGTAATTTTTTTAATTAATTCTTTATTAGTCATCTTTTAGTTTCCCCTATTTTACGGTTGTACTGTATTTAAGCAACCGAACTGATCGATACCCGTAGGTATTAAAAGAGTTCTGGTTTCCAGTTCCGTTATTATCTGCTTACCCGTAGTACTTAAGTACGCATTTGCAAAAATATCGTACCCGTCTTCCGTACTGCTGATCCTGTCTTGAGGAATCATGTCAGCTACTCTTGGGTCAGAAGCTACTAGTCTCGGAACTCTAGCCGAAGCCATAGTCAAGTCTGTTCTTCCCTGAGGGCCTTCAGTATCTGGGTTAGCCATGAAGATAACTTTATTATCGTCAAGGTACTTTATGGTATCCCCTGTTTCTGGGTCTTCATACTTACCGTTGTACGACAAGATATCGATAGGGTAATTTCCTATCCAGTACCTACCAACAAATATTACTCCAGAACCTAACAACCTCGGAGCTATTTCTCCTAAAGTCATTCTACGGTTGTCAAGCTTAGCTTGAATAGTAGT